TCAGATTCCTTGTTCGCTGAGCCACAGGTTCAGAGCCGCCAGTTGCCACAGCTTGGAGCCGCGCAACGGTGTCAATTGACCTTGCGGGTCAGTCAGCAGGCGGTCGAGCATGGCGGGGTTGAACAGGCCGCGATCCTGGCTCGGATCGAGCAGCAGTTCGCGCACCCAGTTCAGCGTTTCGCCCTGCAGGTGCTTGAGGCCGGGCACCGGAAAATAACCCTTCTTGCGGTCGATCACTTCGCTTGGAATCACCAGGCGCGCCGCTTCCTTCAGGACTTGCTTGCCACCATCGGGCAGTTTGAATTTGCCCGGCACCCGCGCTGACAATTCCACCAGGCGATAGTCGAGGAACGGCGTGCGCGCTTCCAGGCCCCAGGCCATGGTCATGTTGTCGACGCGCTTGACCGGGTCGTCCACCAGCATCACCGTGCTGTCCAGGCGCAGAGCTTTGTCCACCGCCGCGTCGGCACCGGGCTGTGCGAAATGCTCTTTCACGAAGTCGCCAGCAGCGTCGTTGGCCGTCAGCCATTTCGGCTGCACAGTGGCGGCGTAGTCGTCGTAACTGCGGTCGAAAAACGCTTCACGATAGGCCGCGTAGGGATCGCTGGCGCCGTCGACCTGCGGATACCAGTGATAACCGGCAAACAGTTCGTCGGCGCCCTGGCCGCTTTGCACCACTTTGCAATGCTTGGCCACTTCCCTGGACAGCAAGTAGAACGCAATGCAGTCGTGACTGACCATCGGCTCGCTCATGGCGCGGAACGCGGCGGGCAGTTGTTCGATGATCTCGTTTTCGTCGATGCGCAGCTGGTGGTGATGAGTGCCGTAGTGTCGGGCGATGAGGTCCGAGTATTGGAACTCGTCGCCGCGTTCGCCACCGGCATCCTGGAAACCGATGGAGAAGGTCGACAGGTTTTCCACGCCGACCTCGCGCAACAGCCCCACCAGCATGCTTGAATCGACACCGCCGGAAAGCAGCACGCCGACATCGACCGCGGCACGTTGGCGGATGGCCACCGCGGCGCGCGTACTGTCGAGCACGCGGTCTCGCCAGTCCTCGAGGGTCAGATTCTTCTCATCTTCGTGGGGCCCGTAGGGCAGGGTCCACCAGGTTTTCTGCTCGGTACGACCATCCGCTTCAATGCGCATCCATGTTGCCGGTGGCAGTTTTTCGATGCCGGCCAGCAATGTGCGCGGCGCCGGGACCACGGCGTGGAAATTCAGGTAATGATTGAGCGCCACCGGATCGAGAATCGGGTTGATGTCGCCGCCCTTGAGCAACGCCGGCAACGCCGAGGCGAAGCGCAGGCGCTGGCCGGTGCGCGACAGGTACAGCGGCTTGACACCGAGGCGGTCGCGGGCGAGGAACAGGCGTTGGCTGTCGCGCTCCCAGATGGCAAAGGCAAACATGCCGTTGAGTTTTGGCAGGAGCGCTTCGCCCCAGGCGTGAAAGCCCTTGAGCAGCACTTCTGTGTCGCCACCGGAATAGAAGGCATAACCCAGACTTTCAAGCTCGGTGCGCAGTTCCGGGAAATTGTAGATCGCGCCGTTGAAGGCCAGGGACAGACCCAACTGGTTTTCGATCATCGGCTGCGCCGAACCGTCCGACAGGTCCATGATCTTCAGGCGGCGATGGCCCAGGGCAATCGGCCCCTGGCTGTGAAAACCCCAGGCGTCAGGGCCTCGAGGTGCCAGGTGATGGGTGATTCGCTCAATGGCTGCAAGGTCTGCAGGTTGATTGTCAAAACGTAACTCGCCAGCTAATCCGCACATATTCCAAAAGGCCTTTTAGTTGCTGGGCCTAAGCGCATCTACCTCGAATCAAGTACCAATTTTGTACCGTTTTTCGGCAAATCCAGCTTTTCAAGCTCCGCGAAATCACTCGAAGAACTGATCCACTTGGCATAGGTTGAAAGCAATACCTGAACACTGTGTCCAAGCTGCGCGGCGATGAATGCCGGGTTCATCCCGGACATCAGGCACATCGTTGCGTAGGTGTGCCTGGTGTCGTACATCCGGCGATAGCGGATTCCCGCCTTGCGCAGCGCTGTCAACCAATAGCGCTTAGCCCCTGTTTCGGAACGGATGTACAGCTCTGATCTTTCACCCGAACCTTCCGGCGCGAAAACGTAATCAGAGCGCGCCGCCGTAAGAGGTCTGGCTTTTTCGAGCGCCTGCAGCGCGCGATCGTTCAATAAAACTTCGCGCGACACCTTCGTCTTAGTTCTTTCCTTGATCTTGCCGTACAGCCTGATACGGCATACCTTGGCGCGCCTCGATCGCGTATCAACCTCGCTCCAGCGCAGGGCCATTGCCTCGCCTGGACGCATACCTGTATAGAAAGAAAACTCAAAAAAACACGCGTAAATTGATTGCAAGCCGCTCGTCACTTCGTAGAGTTTGGCGATCAACTCATCCGCCTCCTCTCGACTGAACGGGTCGATCTCGCGCCTGACAACTCGCGTCGGAGGAATGGAATTGGCCGGGTTTCTCAGGATCAGTTCATCGTTCACAGCCTGGGTGAGCAGGCTGGTAACGAGCCGGATGGCACCCTTTCTGCGGATCGGCGATGTCCACGTGATCCCGTTGACGATTTTGCGCATCAGAACGGGCGTAATTTTGTCGAGCGGGTACTGGGCCAAGTGCGGCACCCAGTAGTTTTGCATGGTGCTTCGATAATTTTTCCGCGTGCTGTCCTCGATCTGGAGGCTGTTCAGCCAGTCCTGGGCATAGTCGAAAAATATCGGCATCTGCCCAGTGGCGTCGCTTCGGCTACTCGGGAACAGCTCCCGGTACTTTTCAGGAGTGAGGACTCCCAGTTTGGCCAGCTGAGTTACTTGAGAACGTAAAGCCTCGGCTGCTGCGATTCCTTTTGGGGTTTGCGGGAGAGGGAGCGTTTCGCAGTGCCGTTTCTTGTTCCAGGAGAACCTGATCCTGATCGACTTCCCGACAAACTCAACTCCGGTGGGCAGCTCCATTGGCTCTCTAGCCATTCGTCATACCTCCATTTGCTGTACATGATTCGTCCGTCGATTTTCGACCAGACGCCGGCCGGAATGATGTTGCGTTCTCGCTTGCGCTGCAGGGCTTTCGGTGTGGTGCCCAGCAGTTCGGCCATCCGCTTTTCGGTGACCTTGTCGTGGCCGGACTCGTCGCCCAGCTTCTCGGCTGCTGCCATTGTGATGCTCCATGCCGCGCGTGGCGGCAGAAGGTGGTTATTCGGCGGGTTCTACAATGCTGTGCGAGATCGAAATCGTTTTGCGGTCTGCGCTTCCGAGGTAGATCTGGTTGATAACTTGGTCGTGCTGGATGGATACGGCGTCAGTGGCGCTCTCGTCATCACCGAGCTCCGAAAGCCCCAACTGCCGAACTCGCAGAATGTCGACGCCTTCGGGAACCTCAACAACGGTTGTGATCGCGCTCGTTACCAATACCAGTGGCATAGCAATTCCTCACCCGCCGTTCACCGGCAGGCTGGTAGGTGGAAGAGGGGGTTAGCGCTTTTCGAGGGAGGTGGTAACGGCCTCGACTATCACTGGTCCGACAATCTTTGTGCTGTCCAAGTGATCCTTGAAAAAGCCGATTCAGTCGACCAATAGCAGCTTCTCTGGCTTGGTCATGGACCTGGCCCGTAGTGCAATCAGGGCCCCAGCTTCCGAGGCTCGAAAGTTCCAAAGTTATGGTGACCTTTGCGCCGGTAGTTGTTCTTGAGCGGCTTCATCACCGCGGCCCCTTGTAGCAGTACACGTAGGCGAACCAAGCGAGGGCGATCATGGCGTCACCTTCAGGCCGAGCAGCACGTCGCTGACGATCTCCCAAAGGTGGGCTGGTGACCACTGGAAGCGATCGAAGTCACCATCCGGCTCAATGCCGATAACGCAGCTTGATTGCGCGCCGACTTTGCCTTCCCATCCCTTTTTCATGATGGTCGCCACCTTGCCGTCGCCGCCGGGCTCGGTGCGGTGAAAGTCGTAGGCCTTCATTCGGTAGGTCGATCCGGCCGGGATAACCCTGCGATGTGCTTGGCGCATGTCTACCCGACCGTTCGGAACCCATGGCCGTCCACCGCGCGCGGTGCGGGCGCCTTCGTGCAGATAGAGTTCGTGGGTTTCCCGAATGAACGCAGCGGAGGTAGGTGGCAGATCCGCGTATTCAATATTGATTTGTTCGCCAACCAGAATCAGGGAATCAAAATCGAAACGATGGTTGTGGATTGCCGAGTGCTCGAAGCAAATGCGGCGTGGCAATTCCGGGTGCCAGACGTGCAGGCGCTGGCTGCCCTGGAGCTGCACCTGCACAAAGCCCAGGCCGTGCAACGTGATTTTGTCGGTCATTACGTCGTCGATGATCACGCTGCTACCTCCTTCTTCATCCATTCCTTGTAGTCGCTGGCGTACTCCCAGCAATACGTCGCCGGCCATGCACCGCGCGTTCCTGGCTCGACGAAGTGATACCAAGAGCCGCCTGGCCGCGGCGTTGTCTTGCACCAGACATGCTCGGCACCGCCGAGGAACCAGCCTGGGTACTGTTTCACGGCCTCGGTCATAAACTCAGTCAGGTCGTGGTGTCCTTTGCTCATGACGATGTAGGTGTCAGAGCCGACGCTTTCGACCTCAAGTGGGTACTTTTCTTCAGGCATCACTTCGTCCTTGCCGCTATAGCGGCTGAAAGTTGTACAGAGAAATTGATTTCGTACAGCTATTACGACCAGTTGTCCGATACCGTTTGGGCACAGTTTCACTTCGTTCGAATAGGTCTATTTTTGGACTTTAATGACCCTCACAAAGAAAAGACGGGAGGGCTCTATGAGATTTAGAGGTGACATCTTCTGGGCGTGGGCAGACCCCTCGCTTCACCACAGGACGCACGTTGAAACGCTCAGTGATGGAACCCACATTGACGTGGAGGTCAGGCTATCCCGCGCCGGAGAGACTCAGATGTTCATCGGTGTTTATGCTGCAGATGGCATGGCGTTGCATGAAGAAGCTGTTGATCCACGTCGTGGCGAATCGATGACCAGAGCTTTGGCTTGGGGTGTAGGTCGAGCTCGCCAATTAGCATCTGCTGCAGATGAGAAGACTCAAAAATCGTCCTCGAAATAGAGGCGTCCTGCAAATGTGCGACCGACCGTCAGGCCGTGCGCACTAATAATGCAGTAGTGTCACAATAATCTCATGTGAGTCGGGAAAACGATCCTGTAGTACTCGCTTTGACTATCAGTGTGACTTCATGTTTTCGATTGATGATTTTCGCTTCAAGGTCCATCACCTCTTACTCGATCTCGACGCAACCACCAATCATCTAATGATGTTGGTGGTTTCGAGGGAGGTTGCTGGAAGTCGTTGGGATGAAGCAGTAGCACGCCAGAAACTTGCCTATGACGCGTGGACGTCAATACTCAGCGGTGTTCAAACAGATCCGATGCCTGCTCTTGATGGTCGACCGGCTGACAGGCCGCATACCTCGGAAAACTGAGCATTCATTGGTAGCTTTTGTGGATGCGCTTGGCGATGGCTTCGAGCTTCTCGGCCATGCCCCACATGTCGTTGTTGTCTCGGCGCGATACGACTGAAGCTCGCTGGACGTTGCGGTCGATCAGGATCTTCGCTGCCAGCAGGATCAGCCAGGCTTCGAACTTGCGGCGCATGAGGCGCTTCATGCTGCCTCCGCGACGGGCTGACGGAAGACGGGAAGGGCGCCGGCCTGCTCACGCACCGCGCGCATGCCTTCCTGGTCGTAACCCCAGATGTTGCTGTCGTCGAACCGTTCAGGACCGAGATAGCCAGGGTGCAGCTGCTTGCCGGTGCAGATGTAGTCGCGGAATTCTTTGACCAGGTCCTTCAGTGTGCCGCCGTGGCTGAAGCCGCGCCATCTCCCGCCCCATGCCGTGTCATGGGTGAATATGCGCTTGCCGCTGTATTCGTCGACAAACCAGACTTTGCCGCGGGCGTCGACCTCCATGCTGGCGTAGCGATTCACCGTCTGGCTGTAGAAGAACCGGCGGCCATGGTCGGCGATGATACGGATCGCCTGGTTGACCTGCTCGCAGCGTTTACGCTTTATCCACATGCTGTTTTCCGAGTAGCGGCAGCCGCGATACTCCGGTTTCGGCTCGTAATCGGTGGGGGGGATCACGCAGGCCAGCAGTTGCGCCCAAGTGTTGGCGTTGTTCGGCAGGCAAATCCCGAACTCCTTGGTGTCGTACTCAACTTCACAGGAAAGCCGCTGCACCAGATCCGCAGGGACCGCAACGTTAGAGCAACCGCTGTTGTAGTAGCCAGGATGCTCCAGAACACGTGCTTCGTCGTAGGAGCCAGCGCTGTCGAGCTTCCAGCAGTAGCCGCTGTCGTCTGACCGCCAGAGCGTGATTGCTTTGTGGCGGCGGTGGGTGTGCTTCAGGCTCAGCACGATGAAAGTGCGCGCCGGTTTGTTTTCTGTGGGCATGGGGCGTCCTATGCCGGGGCATGCCCGGGCGGTGGAGGTTGGTCGGCTGGCGAGTTACTGACGAACTGCAGGCTGAGGCGAGGGCAGAGCTCGGGCCGATTCAATGAACCCGGTGGTTTCGACGTCACCATCCATGGCGACAATGAACGCGACCTCGACTTTCGCTGAATCGACCAGCACCTTCGCCACGTCCGCGATGGCCTTGGCCCGTTCGATTTCCATTGGCTTGTCAGGGTCTTGTAAGGCTTCCAGGGTAGCGAACAGGTGGTCTCGCAGATCAGTCATCTTGTTTTTCATTGGACGCCTCGCTGATCGCCTTCTTGAGCCTTCCGAGTTGGCGAATCGTGTCTTTGAGTTCCGGCGGGTACCGGTGGATGGTGTTGCGCCGCATGTTCTCTGCCCTGGTGATGAGCTCAAGGTTTTCGATGGTGATGTTCGCGGTGTTTCGGTCGCGAAAAACAACGATGTGGCCCGCCGGCACTTCGCCGTGTCTCTCTTCCCACATGATCATGTGCACCGATTTCCAGCGGCGGTGCGCTGGTCCGTCGTCATGGGTCTTGCGCTGGCGTATACCGTCGCAAGTGACGCGCTCGGTACCAATAGGGACATGGTTGTGCGGCATTGTTCCTGGGGCGAACTGTGTCTCAGCTGATCGGCCGCCCGAATGAAAGCTGATCCCTTTGTTCCACGATGCCTGGCCTTTTTTGAATCTTGAGCCTGCGCCTGGGTTGTTATCCCGCCGGAGTCGGCATGCATGCTCGCTTGCCAAGTAAGCGTCACTCCGCCGAAGGCCCATGGAATAGGCTTTGTTGTAAATCGACCAGTACGGTCTACCGAAGGCTTTTAGCAGCTCCGGCATTGGGGTGTCGGGGTAAAGAGAGCAAAGGCGGCTTTCGTCCTCTGGAGTCCAAGGTTTACGATCTTTGACTCGACGCGCAGGCACTGAGCTGAGGCGAGCCATCGCACTATCAAGCGCTTGTTGAGCAATTGGATTCATCGCTTCACCCTCGCCGGCTGGCGTGATTCGTTTAAGTGGGGTATTGGTGTTCGTACCGGTATAGGGGCAGATCAAGGGGAAAGAAGGATGTCAGTGGATAGGCCGTACCCAGTTGACTACGAGTATCGCGGCGTAAAAGCGAAGATTGATTTTCTGTGGGGCGCTGATAGCGATCCGGCCCCCACGGGGCTCAAGATCACTATTCAAAACGACGAAGGCGGCATTACTTCGATCGTTGAAAAGCACCACTTCAATAACCTTGAAGAGGCTGTTATAGAAGGAAAGGCCTTGGTAGTAATCGAGATTGATCGAATATCGAATTCCATTCATGACGATTGAGCTTCGCCAGTCAGCGCAATAGGTGAGGGTGAGTCAGGCCGGTTTCCCGGCCTGCTCCTTACTTCGGATCGAAAGCTCCAAGGGACAGCGATGCGTTGGCGCCGATTTTCTCCTGAAGCACCGTTTTGAACTCCTGCGCTATGTCTTCGCGCTGCACTTCTTCTCCAACCCAGCGCAGCTTCAACGCAGGCACTGCTCCGCTGGTGATCACAGAAATCCGCAAGTTGATCTGCTGCTCGGTCAGACCCTCGAAAGGAATCACGCTGAACAGCAGTGCCGCCGGCAGCGTTTCTTTGCTGCGCGCTTCGATCTGATCCATGGCGCTACGGCTGGCGCTGGTATCGCCAACGGTTGTTTCAGATTCGCTGCTGGCCTTGACCGTGATCGTGCGCACCGCGGCGATGGCCTTGGCGACAGGAATTGCGTTGCCTTCATCATCCACCGGTGTCAGGTACTGGTGCCAGTCTTCGATCCAGTCGCTCAGCTCTTTCTGTGACATGGCGCGCCCGCCGATAGCCTGAGCTGCTTTGTACCCGGCAGACGGTTTCAGTCGAAGCACTGCACGATCATCGGCGTGCCCTGGGAGCGCATCGGTACCGAGGTTGAACAACAGCGTGCAGGTCATTTCGTCCTGATCGATGAAGCCCTTAGCGGTCGGGATCGCTCGGTCAGCCACGTAGGTGCTGAAGTCGGCCAGCGAATGAGTGGAGTAGATGCCACGGAAGCGGCTACGGCCGGCTTGCCATTTTTCCAACGTCACCACCTGACAGCCTTCGGGCAGCACCACAGTAGGGGTTTGAGTTGGGAGTGTCTTGCCCGAGGCTTGCAGGGCGGTATCGGTGATGAGCTGAACGGCTTCTTTGGTCAGGGACATGCTTCAGATCCTTGTGAGGGGGTGGAATCAGGTGCGGGGTTTAATAGGCGCTTCTTCACGGGTGAAGAGCTGGTCGTGCTTTTCAGCGAAGAGGGTTATCTTGCCGCCGGAGCCGACATGCATCGGCGTATCCAGGCTGGTGTTCTCGCTGCGGGTACCGCGCTTGGTCGGCACCTTGTAGTCAAGCTTGTGCTTGATCTTCACCTGGCTGGATTCGCCGATCTGGCTGAAGTCCAGGGTAATCACCAACTTGCCGGCCTTGCCGTGGTCAACCACCCCGGCAGCTACTTCGGAAAGGGCGTGGCCGATTTGGCTGGCAAAAGCGCCGCCATTTAGCTCTTCAAGGAACTCGGCGGTATCGGTTGGGGTTGGCATGGCTGTTTCTCCGGGATGGCCGAAAGGCCGCTGGGGGGAAGTTTGAATTGCGATTGGCGAAGGCGCTGGCGCACCTGGGTGTTGATTCGTTTCACGCGGCGACCTTCACTTGGTGCCAGGCCCCGGCGGCGTAGAACAACTTCGCGGCCTGAGCCTCTTCAAGCGATACCTCCGCGGGAACGGCGATCCAGCCTGACGCCACCAGGTGGTTTGGGTTGCAGCTGTTCCGCAGCTCCAGGTAGTAGTGCTCGATGGCATCAGTCAGGCGCTCGACCTTGTAAATGCCATCCGGCGATATCTCTACCGACTTGACGTACTCACCGCCGCGCTCGTCCCGACACATGGCGCTGATGTAGATCGTCCAGCGGTAGGAGAAGTCGAACAGAGCGTTGGCAATGGCCAGGCTCCGGATCTGCTGGCAGTTCTTCCAGTTCGCCATGATCTGCGTGCCGCTGGGATCGATGTTCACGACGGCGACGTGGTTCGTCCTAAGCAGCGCCCGGCAGCTTCGCTCGGCCCGGGCGAAACTGTTGTTCGCCTTGCGCTTGCTCATAGCGCCTCCGTAATACGCCTCAGCGCGATACGTTCTGCATGGGATGGGGAAGGGCGCCGGCGCTTCAGGACGGTGTCGGGGTCGATCTTGTCCGAGCGGGTCGGGCGGGGTTCCGGTTTGAAGGCGGCAGCTGGTTCAGCCTTGCCGCCGGTACCGAAGAACTGATCCAGCTTTCGGTTCAGGTCGTCGATCATCGAGTCTCGCGGGTTGGGCATTGGGCCGATGTTCATCGAGTTGCTCCGATGAAGGCGAATACAGTAACCACAGCAACGAACACCAATGCCCATCGCGTCATCCAGCGTGCCACGTTGGCGACTGTGATCTGCGCGGCCTGGGTAAATTGAGCGGTGCTTTCAAAACCCTGCGCTGACCGGCAGGCGTTCATGTGGCCTGCCACTTCTGCGCGCTCGGCCCCGGTTTGGCGATCAACGACACCAAACAGATTGTTTCCGTGCGGTATGACGGTGAAGCGCGGAGACACCGCAGGAGCGGTGATCCCTACCTTTTGATAAAACTCGGCGGTGGCCAGCGTGGCTCGTTGACGCAGGCCATCGAGGATGGCGCGGCGCTGTTGGAGAGTTTGATTCATGTCCTTTCCTCGATTGGTTTGGCTGGAAAAACTTTTCCGGTTAGGTGCAATTTGTTTCCGATCCGAGTCCCTCCGCTGATTCAATGAATGAGCAGAAGTGATGCCTAAGCGTGGTGGTCGTAAGCCTCGGCGCGCTTTGCCGTTCGGACCTGGGCGATACGGCGCTCAGGGACGCGACGGTCGCGGCGCATTGAGTCGCCATCGAGCATCGCGTGCATGGCGATGAGTGCAGCCAGCACGAAGCACATTGGCGAAATGATCTGCCGGCGCATCGCCTCGGCCACCAGTGCGGCGCGGCGGGTGACGCCGAGCTTGAACATTGCGTTGGTGAGGCGCTTCGCTACTGTGGCCGGAGAAATGCCAACTTCCCGAGCTATTTCCTTCGCGGTCAGCCCGAGGGCGACCCATAGAAGGAACTGAAGTTCTCGTGGTGCAAGGCCACGACCGAGGTGACCCTTCCATGTGCCATTTACGATTTCTGTTTTCATCGCGTTGACTCCCGGTTGTTTTCCCAATGCACCCGGGTAACCAGGTGCATCAGTGAAACTGTCCGTCCTATTGCCGCCGGAGGGGCGGGGCGCATTGCTTGCCGGGTCATTCACACGGTTAAGGCGTTTCACCATCGAGCAGTCGTCCAGGTTGTTCCTGTCGTTGGCAGGCTTTCGGGCCTGTCTGCTCGCCGGTCGCCGGTAGAGGCAATGCGGTCTGTTGTTTGTTGCGCTGACTGTTAAAGAGCTACGAGCTGGTTTGCTCTGGCGCCCTGTTCGCTGGCGTTGAGATAAATTTAGCTACAGGCTAAAGATCAGTCAATAGCTCAGAGCTAAATAATTTAGCTTTTGGTAAAAGTTATGGGCATGTGGAAGTTGTGAAAGGTAATTCGCCGCCGGTCTTTACGCGGGCATTAGCATCAAGCTAATATTCTGAAAGGCTGTACATGCATACAGTAATCAAGGAGTAACTGATGGCAAGCCCGCAGAAGAAAAAACCGCAAGAGTCAAAGCCAATGTCTGGCGTGGAGCGCCTGACTCTTAGAATTTCGAACATGATCAATCACCCAATTGCCCAGGATCGGAAGTGGGCGACGATCCATCGGCTCGACACCGATGGGGACAGGGAATGGGAGGAGGTTATGGGCGCGCTCGCCGATGTGGATAGCATCGAGATGACCTTCAACGATGACGATTCTGTTACGCTCCGATGGGAAACTCCAGCGGATGAAGACCCGCGTGTAGAGGCTCATGAAGAGTTCGATGCGGTGGAAGAGCTAGCGCCTTTCTGACGGCCACAAAAAAGCCCGCTGTAGTAGCGGGCTTTGACTTGCTTCGAACGGTCAGGCTTTTCTGGCGTTCCAGATCAGCAGCACCTTTGCATGAATGGTTACGTCATCGATCCGGGCTGTCTGGTTTTCATAGTGCGGGTTGTCAGAAATCAGCCGGTAATGTTCTTCGTCGAGGCGCATGATCCGCTTGATATAAAGCTCGTGATGCCAGGTCAAAACGTAGATCCCTTCTCCGATGAAATCCCGTACACCCTTATCAACAATGACCAAATCCTTGTCATTAATGGTGCCTTCCATGCTCTGGCCCCACCCGTTGATCATCCCCAGAGATGTCTTCGACGTGTAGGTGATACCTTTCTCGCGCAGGATTTCCTCGCGCACCACCAGATTTCGGACAACCTCCGTATATTCAGGCGGTACCTGGCCATGGCCCATAGCGGCTCGAATGTCGTATTGAGGAATGACGATCTCGTCATTGGTGGGGCGTAGGCTTGCGAGGTTCACCGAGAGTTGATGGGGCAGCCCATCGTCAGGCTCTTCGGCTGCGGCGACAATTCGATCTCGCGCCTCAATTGAAAGGCCCTTCACCTTTCCAAGCATTCGCTTTACTTGGTCAGCGGCGGATGAACTTGATTCGGTAGCTGGCGCCGTCGTGATGTCTTTCGGTTCAGGACTTACCGACTCCTCGTCGGTCGGTAGAGAGTCAAACCACCCTCTTGGCAACTTCTCAACCAACTCAATCCGGCGAGCAACGTCATCGCCCAAATTCTTGGCAGTCTTTTCCGAAAGGATTTGGCTCAAGTGCGCAGGCGCCATCCCCCAGCGCTCGGCGCAGGCGCCTTTTTTTTGATCGCCGATCAACTTGATCAATTGGCGCTTGCGAATCGCATAGATATCCATGCGAGCAAGAATGCCATTCTTTAGCTCAATGCTAAATGTGCTCACAGCTAAATATTCCTTGCTCTGATATTAGCCCTAAGCTAAATTTCTCCTACGTTTTAGGAGAACCCCTATGAATGACCACTTGCGAGATTGGCTCGCCAGCGCAACAGCCGACCGACGCCAGCTGGTAGCCAAAGCAGCGAAGACCACCGTCGGACATCTCTGGCAGCTTGCTGGCGGTCATCGGAAAGCATCTGCCGAACTTGCCGAGCGCCTTCAAGACGCCTCTGAAGGCGAGATCACTATCGCTGGTTTGCGGCCTGACCTTATTGAGCTCGCCCACAAGGTGCTTCGCGTTGCCGAAGCCCACCCAAAAAAGACTGCGGCATAGCGGGGGCTGTGCCTACCACCGAAAACACGCTGGAGCGATTGGAAGCCATGCAGCACCACCTCGATTTACTCAAGGAAGACCTTGAAGGGATTCGGGAAGACCTTCGGAACTTAGAGAAATAGCCTGGAGGTCCATTGGCGACAGTATCGAATTTAGCGCGGATTCGAGGGAGTGCACCTGAATAGCTGTTAATTCATCCAGTAGAAAAGAACTGCCAGGAAGATCATTAGGGGAAGGCAAGTGGACGGCAACGCAACAGGACGCATGGGGACATTGAACGCTGAGGGCAGCAGCTCAGTCGGCGGGATTAATTGCGTCTGCGGGAAAGCAATCGCCTGAATTTCAGACACAAAAAAGCCGGGTTGCACCCCGGCTTCTTCAACAACTTGTAAAACAATGCGGGGCCATTATGAGCATGAACACTGTTCCAGGCAACACCGGTCGTGCTCCGACACGATCTGCGAGCTCTCCAAGAGTGTCGCAACACCTCATAGCCCACCAATCCGCCGCGATGCACGCCGCTCTGATGGTGCGTAGCCAATACTCGCGGGCGTCCAAATCTCACTTCAGCCGAGAGTGCCTTGATCACCTCAAAGCATCGCTGATTCCTGTCCAGGATGTTTCCGCATGAGCACCGTCATCATGAGTGCGTGCTGGCCTCTGCACGGCATGAGCCCAGCTCAGAAGGCTGTCCTAATTTCCTTGGCCGATAACGCCAATGACGAAGGTGTTTGCTGGCCTTCCGTTGCCACCATTGGCGTGCGCACCTGTCTGTCTGAACGCGCTGTACGCAATGCGCTGCGTTGGCTTGAAGAGGCCGGCATATTGTCGAGCAATCAGCGCTTCGGCCGTTCGACCTGGTACTCAATCACCCCGGCACGATATGCCCCCGGCAGTAAATGCCCCCCGGCACCAGATGCCCCATCACCCCGGCAGGATATGCCGGTCACCCCGGCACGATATGCCCCCAGAACCGTAAAGGAACCGTCAATTGAACCGTCACCTGATGGGAATCGCGTTCCGCGCTCCCCGTCTTGCCCGATTCAGGACATCGTCGATTTGTTCAACCGGCTGCTCACACCAACACTGCCGACGGTCGTTCTCGTATCTGAGGCCCGCAAAAAGCAAATCCGTTCACGCTGGAACCAGAGCGATGTTCACCAGAACCTCGAATTCTGGACTGAGTACTTCGCCACTGTCGCCCAGTCCGATTTCCTGATGGGGCGTGCCCCGGGTAAAAACGGCGGCGCACCTTTTCGGGCCAGCTTCGACTGGCTGATCGCCCCGAGCAACTTCGTCAAGGTTGTGGAGGGAAATTACAATGCGTGAACCACACAGCATCGAGGCCGAACACGGCCTGCTGGGCGCGATGATGCAGCGTCCTGAGCTGATCGACACCCTGTGCGACGACCTGTCCGCCGAATCGTTCTACTTCCCGGAAAACGCCGAGGTGTATCGGGGGATCCTGGCGGTTCGCTCTGCGGGCAAGGCTGTCGACTTCCTCACCGTCGGTAACCACGTTGGGAGCTTGCTCGATGGTTCCCCGGCGTTCGCCTACTGCGCCGAAATCGTTAATGGCACTCCAAGCGTTGCCAACGCCAAGACCTACGCGGCAATCGTGCGAGAGAGGGCAATCGAACGCTCGCTGTTTGACCTCGGCAGTCAGGCCATGGACATCGCGCACAGCGATCAGGATGTGCAGGCGAAAATCGCCGCCGTCCAGGCTGCGGCCATGGCGATTGACTGCGGCTCGGGTGATGACGACATCGTCAAAGTTGGTGACGTGCTGGCCGACCAGTTGGAAGTCTGGCAAGAGCGCCATGACCGTCATGCCCGCGGTGAAACGCTGATTGGCCTGTCGACCGGCCTGAAAGACCTGGACGAAAAGCTGGGCGGTCTGCAGCCGGATCACCTGTATATCGTTGCTGGCCGCCCTGCCATGGGCAAGACCACGCTCGCCATGGGTTTTGTTATCGAGGCGGCCGTGCGCCAGAGCAAGTCGGCGCTCGTCATCAGCCTGGAGATGAACAAAGGGCAGCTGCTGGATCGAGCGGTGGCGTCCGAAGGGCGTATTCCACTCACGTTGGTAAAGAACGGCACGGCGTGCCAGAGCCACGGTGCTGAGCTCTCTGCGGCGGCTGGTGTGCTTCGTCGCGCGCCGCTGTACATCGCCGACCGCGCCGGCTCGTCGATTGGTCGCATCCGCTCACTGGCCCGCCGCCACAAGATGCGTTACGGCCTGGACCTGCTGATGATCGATTACCTGCAGTTGCTGGAAGGCGAGGGCGGCAATCGTACCGAAGAGGTCAGCAGCATCAGCCGCGGCTGCAAGTTGCTCGCCAAGGAATTGGGCATCCCTGTCGTGCTGCTGAGCCAGCTTTCGCGCAAATGTGAAGAGCGCCCGAACAAGCGACCCATCCCCTCGGACTTGAGGGAGTCAGGTGCCATCGAGCAGGACGCCGACGTGATCCTGTTCGTGTACCGCGACGAGGTCTATCACGAAAACACCGACGCCAAAGGCATTGCCGAAATCATCATCGGTAAGGGGCGCGACATCGAGATGGGCACCGTTCGCACCGCCTTTTTGGGCCAATACAACCGTTTTGAAAACCTTGCTGCCGGGTGGAAGCCAGAGCCTGTCGAGCAGCCCGAGAAAGTCACCAGCCTGGCCAACCGCTACCGAAAAAAGGAATCGTTCTGATGAGCACAAGGCGACTCGCTGTTCCCGATCCGTCCACCTACCGCTTCGCGGTGTTCTGCTGCTCATTCAAGATGGAGCTGGGCAGCACTCCTGATCATGCCTTGGCGCTGTTTGCCGATGAGGCCATGGCCAATCGGTATGGCGCCTGGATGTGGCCTTCAACGTTCGAGGTGGTGGATCGTCTCACCCAGCCGGAGATGAACGATTGAGCGCCCTGATCAAGACCCTGACGGTGAAACTCTCAGACGCCGAGATTCAACGCAACGCCAGGCTCGAGCATGTGCGCGACTTGCGTGATGCCAGTCACCCTGCGTTGCACTTCCGTTATGCGAAGAATCGGGCGCGCGGCTCCTGGTATCTGCTGAACAAGCGCCAGTGGCATCGCATCGGCGGTTTTCCCGACCTTTCCACCAAGCAGGTGGTTGCGGCGTTACCGGCGGTGCGCCTGCGAGTGGCGGCCGATGGCGCTGCCAGCGTTTCGGGTTGGGTCACTGTCGGCGAACTGCTCGACTGGTTTGCCGATCGCATGGCCAAGTCACGAGCGCTCTCAACCAAGCGCCGGGCCGCCGGCAAGTCTGCCATCAGTTGCCAGCTCAAGCCGCGCCTGGGTGATCTGCTGATTCGCGACGTCAATGCGCGGACCGTGGACAAGCTGCTGATGTGGCCGGCTCAGGAAGAGCTGTCGCTGTCGTACGTCCAGCAGCTGTACCGCCTGCTCGCGGTGGCCTTTCGTCAGGCCCGCAAATTGGACCTGATCCCGGTCAACCCGATGGCCGAGCTCAAGTTCATCCACTTCACGACGGCGCGCATCTTGCCAAAGCCCGCCCGACTGCGTGATGTGCAGTTGCCCGAGCTGGTTGAGCAGCTGACTGAGCGTTTCGAAAGTGCGCCGGCCGACGCCATGCTGGCCCTGATGATGCTCTGCCACGGCACCCGTATTGGCGAAACCCGCCAGGCCCGCTGGGCCGACATTGCGCTGCCTGAGCGTGAGTGGTTCCTACCCGCCGAGCACACCAAGAGCAAGACCGAGTTGCGGGTGCCGCTGACGGACCAAGTCTGCGCGTTGCTGCGCCGGTACCGGGGTCGTCAGGGGATCCAAGGCTACGAAGGCCCATTCCTATTTCCTTCCCGCCGAGGGAAAGCACTGAGCGACAACCAGGCCAGCGCCGTGTTCACTCGATTGGGGCAGGGCGCCTGGACCAGCCACGACCTACGCAAGGTAGCCCGCACTGCCTGGACAGACCTGGGCGTCGACGGTCACATCGGCGAGATGCTGCTGAACCATTCCCTCGGCAAGATCGCGTCGACCTACATCAACACCCAGGCCAAGGAGCAGCGTCGGCTGGCGTTGGTGAAGTGGCACAACTGGTTAGATGAGCGCGGCTTCAAGGCAATCCATGAGCAGACAGGCGCTAGATATGAAGATTCGCAAAATCTCATAGACGCCTTGAATGGCGCGGCCTGCGAGTCAATTCCGCAATTTGTTAAGGGCGAGGTTTAAAAATGATGGAAAAGCAGCATGGACCCGCCTTTGTGCGTTGCTTGATCCCGATGACCGAGTGCCCATCCTGCTGTGGTGCCGGCCTCATTCAGGGCGTGTTTCATCAGCTTGAATGCATCGGCTGTCACTCCGTCCGGCTTTGTTCATGCCGAGACGCTTGAGCCGTTGCTGATGGAGGATCTGGTTATTCAGCTTGGCCTTGAGGTTCGCCGGGCACGGCATCAGCTGAGCGGCTCGCCGGCCGTTGGTGGCGCCCAGCGCCAATACGAACAGAACAACCGCCGCGGGGCCGGCGGATCGAACTTTACCGGCGACTGATCGCTGGTCTTTATTTTTGTTGGGGGAGAGTCACTATGAAACTGATCGGAGCACGTCAAGCCTGGACCGACTCGCAGCATGAGTCGAACGCCTCAATTTCCGCTGTGGCAATTGACTCGGCTAAGTCCGCTACCGTCGCCAGAAGGGCGAGAGCTCGCCAACACGAAGTGGTCTTTGCAGCGATGGGCGAGGACAAGGAAGAGCGCATTAAGGTCGCACGCCAGAAAATCAGTATCAGCGAAACTCGGCGTACTCCGATCGGTCGATCCACGAACCGCGCCGCGCACCTGGCCATGATGGGCAAAATCCAGCGCGCCATTGGGACGCTGCCTTTTCAGGTCCAGCAATTTGGGCACTTCCTTTACCACCCATGCCTGACCATGCAGCACGTAATGAATGCCGTGCTGTTGATCACCGCCAAAGCGCAGTTGCCCGACCTGACCTCGGCCAAGCGCGTGAAGGCGCAGTACCTGGTGACGCTGGCATTGCAGTCGTATAAAGCTGAGGTCACCGGGGCTTCGGAGTGGGGACCGGCCCGAGTGGCTGCCGAAATGAACGCGTTCTTCGGCGTATCGATTGAGCCGAAGCACTGGAATCGCGATTGGTTGGAGTTGTGGGAATCGCTGAAAGCAGTAATTAAAGAAGTGGATATTGAGGCTCAATCACCTGTGTGGCAGTTGATTCACACGGAAAAAGAAGAATCAGCAGCGTAATCTGTTGACATGGTGGGGAATTGAAGTTAATTTTCCCATAGTGCGCAACTTACCTCCAACGCACACCACTTCAAGAACCCGGCCATTGAGCCGGGTTTTTTCGTTTTCGGCTCCACCACACCCATCGCTCCGAGCTGGGAGTGCTGTTGGAGCCGACCCTAATGCACTTCCCGAAAGGGAGGAATCGAGATGCCGAACATGCCTGAGAAGGATCCCGGACTGTGGACCGCTGTGATTGCCTGGCTGGTTCTGCATCAGCCGCAACTCTATGCCGCTGGTTTGTCAGTCGGCATTGCGGTGCTGCGGGTAATGTATGGCGGCGGTACACGTCGTCAGATGTACCTGGAAGGCGCGCTCTGTGGCCTGGTCACGCTGTCACTGGTTCCCTTGCTCGAATGGATGGGCTTGCCGCAAAGCATGGCCACCTTCGCCGGCGGTGCTGTTGGCTTCTTGGGCGTGGAGAAGGTGCGCGGCTATTACGATCGTGCGGCAACCCGCAAGGTAGAGGGCTGATGGCAAGGCTGAAGACGCTCGGTTCTCGGATCAAGGAAAGCGCAGGCTCCCGAGTCAAGATTGTGACCCCGGGCAGCTGGCGGAGCGGCATGACCAGCTCCCAGCGCGGCTACGACTACAAGTGGCAAAAGGCACGAGAACGTTACCTTCGCGACCATCCACTCTGCGTCTACTGCCAACGACAGGGCCTGACTGCCGCATCCAGCGTGGTCGACCACAAGGTTCCGCATCGAGGCGATCAGGATCTGTTCTGGAACGAAGACAACTGGCAAGCGCTCTGCAAGACGTGCCACGACTCGGTCAAGCAGGCTGAGGAAGCGGCCGGACTCGCGGGTTGAATCGCTCCACCGTCGCTGGGCGCGCCCTGAGGGGCAGACCCAGGGGGGGGTAAAAATCTGGCCTTGGCCGGTGACTAGACCGCCCTCGACCGCACGCACACATTTTTTCCCAATTTACGGAAAAGTTAACCATGGCTTTAACCGACAAAAAGCGACGGTTTGCTGACGCTTTGCAGTCGGGCGCCTCAAAAAAAGATGCCGCCATCGCCGCCGGATATTCCGAGAAAACCGCGCCGCAAGCGGGTTCCAGGCTAGCGAAAGACCCGGATGTCATTGCAGCCATTTCACGCAAGACGCGAGCGAAGAACGCCACACCGGCAGAAGTTAAAGCAGCGGGAAAAGTTAACTCGCCACGAGACGTTGAGACGCCCGAGACGGGTTTGGATCTCGCCGAGTTCGACGACCCCCGCGACTTCCTGAAGGCCGTCATGAATCAACCGGAAGTCGAGCCACGGTTGCGAGTCGATGCGGCCAAGGCGTTGATGCCCTATGTCCACGGCAAGGTCGCCGATCAAGGGAAGAAAGAAGCCGTTGCCGATGCTGCGAAGCAGGCGGGGAAGGGCAGGTATGCACAGGGCAAACCGCCCCTCACAATCGTCAAGGGGTAATTTATGCAGTGGACAACCGCCTGCCCAGACTGGTGGCGGCGCCTCTCTGCGGGCGAGTCCATCATCCCGCCGCCGCTGTTTCCATCTGAAGCGGAGGAAAGCCTCGAAGTTTTCAAAGGCCTGAAGATTGTCGATGCGCCTGGTAGCCCAACGATCGAGTCTGCATGCGCCCCTTGGGTTCTGGCGTTTGCTGGCGCGGTGTTCGGTAGCTACAACAGCGAGACGGGCGAGCGGCTGATTCGGGAGTTCATGCTTTGCATCCCGAAGAAGAACAGCAAATCCACGATCGCGGCGGCGATCATGCTGACCGCTTTGGTTCGAAACTGGCGGCTCTCGGCCGAGTTCATCATCTTGGCCCCCACCAAGGAGATTGCGGATAACGCCTTCGTCCCCGCCAAGGACATGGTCAACAATGACGATGAGCTGAAAATACTGCTGCACGTCCAGCCGCACCTGCGGCTTATTACTCACCGCGAGACGGGAGCCACGCTGAAAGTCGTGGCTGCAGACAGTGACGTAGTTGGCGGTAAAAAGGCCGTCGGCGTTCTCATCGATGAAACCTGGCTGTTCGGCAAAAACCCGAAAGCAGCGGACATGATCCGCGAAGCCACGGGCGGCCTGCTGTCCAGGCCGGAAGGTTTCATCATCTGGCTGACGACGCAATCGAACGAACCGCCGGCCGGTGTCTTCAGGTCGAAACTGAACTATGCCCGCGGCGTGCGGGATGGCCGGATCGATGACAACCGCTTCCTGCCAATCATCTACGAATTCTCGCAGGAGATGATCAAAAGCGGCGACGCGCGGAAGCCTGAAAACTTCCACCTGGTTAACCCGAACATTAACTACTCAGTCGACCGGCCAACGCTGGAACGCTTGTTCATGCAGGCGGAGATTGACGGCGAAGCAGAGGTTCGCGGGTTCCTCGCCAAACACCTGAACATCGAGATCGGGCTTGCGCTGATGTCCGACAATTGGGTCGGCGCTGAGTTTTGGGAGGCACAGGCCCGGGCCGGAATGACTTTGGATGATCTGCTCGAGCAATGCGAGGTCATCGAGGTGGGCGGCGATGGCGGGGGGCTGGATGACCTGCTCGGCCTGTCGGTGATCGGCCGCGTTCGCGACTCACGCACATGGCTGCACTGGGCGCACGCCTGGGCGCATCCCTCCGTGCTGGAACGGCGCAAATCCGAAGCGCCACGTCTGCTGGACCTACAAGCCACCGGCGACCTGACCATCGTGGACAAGATCGGTGACGACGTCGATCAGTTCGCCGCCATTGTTGCGCGGATCAATCAGGCTGGCCTGCTGGATAAGGTCGGGCTCGACCCTGCGGGTATCGGTGCGGTGCTCGACGCGTTGGCAGATGTGGGCGTTGAAGTAGAACAAATCGTCGGTATTTCCCAAGGCTGGAAACTTACTGGTGCGATCAAGACTACCGAACGGCGCCTTGCTGATGGCTCGTTGATCCATTGCGGCCAGCCGCTGATGGCCTGGGCCTGCGGCAACGCGAAGGGCGTTCCCTCGGCCAACGCCTTTCTGATCACCAAGCAGGCGTCAGGCACCGCAAAAATTGACCCGCTCATGGCCACCTTCAACGCCGTGTCGCTGATGGCCCTCAACCCTGAGGCCCGCGGAGGCTTGGACGACTACCTCAATAACGGATTCTTCGGACTAGTAGGCTGACCATGGCATTTCGTTGGTACAACCCCAGCAGCTGGCGGTTTTTCGGCTACACCGATCCATCCACAGGCAACTATGTCGATGTGGACATGGAGGTCGGCGGTAAGCGAACGAAAGCCGGCGTCACCATCACAACCAAGAGCGCACTGTCGATCAGCATGGTCTGGTCTTGCGTGAAGATCCTGTCGGAATCCCTCAGCGGCTTACCGCTGAAACTGTACGACGATAAAAAGACAGGCCGGGAGCAAGTCGCGGACACCGATTCGGCGCTCAAGCTTCTGCGCAAACCCAATCCCTACATGACGATGCTGAGCTTTCTGAAGTTCATCGTTGTGAACATGGCGTTGAGAGGTAATGCCTTCGCGTTGATCGAGCGCAATGTTCACGGCATGCCGATCGGGCTGGTACCCGTATCAACGGACACCGTGACGATCGATACCGATGACGAGCTCATCTATTGGGTACAGCCAAAGGACGGTGACCGTTTTCCGGTTTCGCCCGAGAATATGCTGCACTTCAAGTTGTTCAGTCTCGACGGCATCACCGGATTGTCCCCCATTGAGTACCAGGCTGAGACCATGGGCCTGGCCAAAGCGGGACAGCAGTGGTCCTCGCATTTCATGCGCAAGGGCGGTTTCACAGGTGGCTATGTGATCTATGAGCAGTTCCTGACCAAGCAGCAACAGGCGCAGGTCATGGAGAAATTCCCGGATGTGCGCCAAGGCGACGCGGCGGACATCGGCAAGATGGCCATCCTGCAGGGCAACCCCAAGATCCAGCCGGCGGGACTCAGCCAGAAAGACGCCCAGTTCATCGAGTCTCAGCAGTTCCAGGAAGAGGCCTTGGCTGGCGTCTACGGCGTTCCGCTATGGCTGGCCAACCGTGCCAACAAGACCTCAATCATGGGTTCGAACCTCGAGCAGCAGCTCACTGGGTTCATCACCTTCGGCCTCAAACCCTACATCGACGCAGTCGAGGACGAACTCAACGACAAGATGTTTCGTTCAGGCTCGCGCTTCGTCGAGTTCGTGGTCGAGGGCTTGCTGCGCGCCGACAGTGCTGGCCGCGCAACTTACTTCCAGGCAGCCCTTGGTGGCTCCGGTGGATCCGGCTGGATGTCCGTCAACGACGTTCGCAAAAAAGAGAACCTGCCGCCCCTGACTGGTGCGGAGTACGACCGGGTCACCCGGTGGGAGATGCAGACCAATGTCAAAGCTTGAAGTCCCGTTTGAACTCAAGGCGGTGGATGACGCTGGCAACTTTGAAGGCTACGCCGCGGTGTTTAACAACGTCGACCTTGGCGATGACGTCATCCTGCCGGGTGCCTTTACCCGAGTGAAAGCCACCCGCAGCGGCAAATTGAAACTTGCCCTTTACCACGACCTAACCCGCTTGGTCGGAGCTGCTGACTACACGCAGGACGATCACGGCCTGTTTCTCAAGGGGCGCGTCAATCTGGCCGTCAGCTATGCCCGCGATGCCTATGAGCTGATGAAAGCCGAAATCCTCGACAGCATGTCGATCGGCTTCAACACCATCAAAGCAGATTTTGAAGACCGCGCCGGGCGTCGCGTCCGGATCATCAAGGAAGCGGAACTCTGGGAAGCCTCGTTTGTGCCATTCGGTATGAACCCCGAGGCGCAAATCCTCACCGTTAAATCCGACATTCGACTTTTCGAGAACGCCCTGCGCGAACGCATGGGCCTCTCGCAGAAGGAAGCGGCGGCAGTCGCTTCGCTCGGCTATCCCGCGCTACGCCGTGACGGCGGCAGCGAGGCCACGGCGATCGTGGAAGAGCTGAAAGAAATTTCCACCCTATTCGCTATTACATTCGGAGCAAGGCCATGAGCGAAGTGAAAGAATTGAAGGACTCCCTGGAGCTGCAACTGAAGAGCGGCTTTGAGGGGCTGCAAAAGAAATACGACGCAGCCATTGCTGAAGTCGAGAAGGGCAACAAGGTCACCACTGATCTGAAAAGCCAGATCGATAATCAGAAGGGCGAGTTGCAGCGAGTCATTGACCAGGTCCAGGATCTGGAACAAAAGGGCGTCAAACTGCGCGGCCAGCCCGGCGAGGGCAAGAGCTTCATCGACCTCGTCAAAGGCCATGACAACTACAAGGGCCTGCAGCTAAAGAGCGTCAGCACGGCCGAGATCGAGGTGACGAAGTCCGATCTGGCTAGCATGAAGGAAATGAAAGTCACCAGCGCCGGCATCGTTGCCCCGACTTATGATCCGGTGATCCAGCCTGGCATCCGTCAGGAACTTCGCATTCGCGACCTGCTCACCACGATTCCGGTCATCGGGCAAAACTACACCTACTTCCGTGAGAACGTACACACCCGGGGCGCGGCACCGGTGGCGGAAGGCGGCTTGAAGCCGACCAGCAACGTGACCTTCACCACCGAGACAGACCGCGTGAAGAAGATCGCGGTTTGGATGCCGGCCACGGATGAGGTTCTGTCCGACGTGCCGCAGATGTTCGCCTATCTGCAGCAGCTTCTGCGTTACGACCTCAAACTCGAGGAAGAGGCGCAGATCCTCAAGGGCGACGGTACCGGCGAAAACCTGAATGGTTTGATGACCCAGGCCACCAGCTATGACGCCAACCTGAGCAAGGCCGGTGATACCGCGATCGATCTGGTACGCCGTGCCATTTACCAGGTACGCAAACAGTCGAAAATGTCCGCCGACGGCGTGACCATGACTGAGCTTGATTGGATGAACATCGAGCTGCAGAAGGACGGCGAGAACCGCTACCTGTTCGCCAACTTGCAGGGTCTGGTCACTCCAATCCTGTGGGGGCGCCCAGTGATCACCTCGGACAGCATGGACGAGGGTGATGAAGACACTGGCGGCGAGTTCCTGGTGGCCAACTTCGCACGCTCGACGACCTTGTTCGATCGCATGTCGTTCCAGTTCAAGATGGGTCTGATCAACGATCAGTTCATCCGAAACGAGATCGCCCTTCTGGTAGAGGAACGCCTGGGGCTCGGTGTGCGCCGCAAGGAAGCGCTGGTCAAAGGTCGTTTCCCGACTGCCCCGTAAGCCAACCCTACTCAGGCCGGCGCATTGCCGGCCTGCTCGTTTCAGGAGGCAGCATGAAAATCAAGATTCTGTGGGGCTTCGTCGGTAACGGCCAGTTGCTTGGGGCCGAATCGAACAAGGTGAAGGCCGGCATGACGTTCGAGGAAGCTGATGACGAGTACGCTCACACCCTGATCGGGAAGGGGCTAGCCGTCGAGCTCGACGCCAATGGCAAGCCGCGTGTGGCAAAGCCGAAGAACACCAAGCCGGCCGCGCCCAGTGAGAACAAGGCTGGTACCGGCGTAGCCGAAAAGGCAGGTGACGTTCAATCCGCTACGGACAATGCCGCTGACAGCACCGCTGTTGCTGGCAAGGACGCCGGCGAGGGTGCTAAGTAAATGATCGACCTGGCCACCGTGAAGATGCATCTGCGGGTCGACGGCGATGAAGAAGATGCCCTGATCGGCGGCTACATCGAGGCGGCCAAGGCTCACGTCGAGCAGCACTGCGACCGGAAACTGGTCGACGTTGATCCGGTTGAACCGGCAGAGATGGGCCTGACAAGCGATGTAGTGCAGGCCATCTTGCTGTTGGTCGGTCACTGGTACGCCAACCGTGAGGCGGTCGCTGTCGGCACCATCGCCACCGCCATGCCGCTCGCAGTCGAACGACTGCTCTGGTACAGGAAACGCTTCTGATGAGAGCAGGCCCGATGCGTCACCGGTGTGCAATGCAGAAGCCGGTTCGAGTCAAAAACCGTACTGGCGGCTTTGACGTGACCTGGGCAGAAATCGGCAAGCTTTGGGCCGAGATCACTCTGCCGACAGGCCGAATCATGCCCGTCGCTGAGCAGCTTACGGCTGTCGTCAGTGCTGAGATCCGTATCCGTCCGAGGGCCGATGCGGTCGCCGGTAATCGGATCGTCCATACCGTCAATGGCGTTACCACCACATACCTGATCGAAGCCCCGTTGCCCAACAATGAACGGGACATGCTTCGACTGCTCTGCTCAAGCGTACCCAATCCATAGAGGTGATCCATGAAAGTTACTGCTCTGGGCAATTTGTCCGGCGCCACTGGCGCCCGGGAGAAAGGGGAGGAATTCACCGTTGACGCCAAGCTTGGCGACGACTTGATCTTGCGTGGGCTGGTGGCGCCGGTTACCGACACTTCTGTCTCCGCTGAAAAACCGGCCAAGGCCAAGGAGTAAGCCATGGCTGCTCGGCGCTCTCGGATGTCGGGAGACTTCAAGCTTCGGCGGACATTGCGAAACATCCACGCCACGATGGACAACGAGTTAGTTGGTGTGATGCAGCAGAGCGCTGATCGGATCCTGGCAACGATGCGGCAGCTCATTCCCAAGGATACCGGTGCAGCGGCGGCAGCCCTGAAAGTGTTCGTTTCGAAAAGCGGCCTCAACGCCGAAATCGGCATTCGAGGCAAGCGCGACTCACAGCGTTTTTTCTATCTTCGTTTTCTGGAGTACGGCACCAAAGGTTATAGCGGCACGCTGTATCGGCGGGCTGACCGAAACGCGGTCGGTGGCGAGCACACCAACAACCGCGACAAGTCGAAGCTTTCCGGGCGACGCAATGCGTTGCGTGCGCGGGACACCAAGAACAAATCGGATGGCACCAACTTTTACGGTAAGTACCCGGATATCCCAGCACGACCGGCTCACCCCTGGCTGCGTCCTTCAAAGGACGTGAACCGGGAGTTTGTGCTGGCGAACATCCGTGCAGCGGTTGCCGACACGTTGCGCAAGGCGAGCGGGGGTTTGAGCAATGGCTGATCCATCTGTTGCGTTGCAGGAAGCCTTGCTCGAAAGACTCGAGGCTGAAGTGTCATGCCCTGTCTATGACGGCGCGCCGATGGATTCGGACATGCCATATGTATCGTTTGACCGGGAGATATCCAACAACATCTCGCCCATCGCCGGGAGAAAGCGTCAGCAGCGCCTGATTTATCTATCCGTGTGGTCTGACGCTCACGGCCAGGCCGAAGTGAAACGAATCCTTGGCGAAGTCGTCGCGGCTTTGGACGAGCGCCGGCTGCCGCTGACGGTTGGCCGAGCCGTCTCAGTCAGGGTCGAGCAGGCCGATGCCCAACGCGATGCTGACGGTGTCACGTACCAGGGATCAATCACGGTCCGCGTTATCACCACCCACTAATTTCCAACACCGGCCGCCCTGCGGCTTTATCCAATGTGCCTTTGGAGGAACCCCCATGGCCGATGACAACCTCAACACAGCCGCCGGCTGCCGAATCTCTATCGGCAGTAAGAACGGCGCCGACACCGAAGCGCTCTACAAGGCCGACACCTACGTCGAAATTGGCGAAGTCGAGGACCTTGGCGAGTTTGGCGACACCTTCAGTTCCGTGACCTTCACCTCGCTACGTGATGGCCGAGTACGGAAGTACAAGGGCACTGCCGATGCTGGCGACCTGACCCTGGCCGTCGGCCTCGACAATGGCGACCTGGGCCAAGCCAAACTGAAAGTCGCTCACAAGGACCGCAGCAAGGGCGACTACAACATCAAGATCACCCTGAACGACGGTGATCCGCTTGCCACCCCGGCACTGTTGCCGACCACGTTTTACCTGCGCGGCAAGGTAATGAACAACACTGTCGCCGCAGGCGCCGCTGACAACGTGGTTCGCCGCAACGTCACGATTGGCATCAACTCCGACATCCTGGAAATTCTCCCGACGCCGGTCACCCCTTAACTTGCGGGGCCTCGGCCCCGATCCATAAAGGATCTGAACCATGAGCAAGACTCTACATGGCACTCTTGAGATATCCCTCGGTGATGATGCTTACACCCTGCTGCCTACCTTGGGCGCTGTTCGTGCCATCGAGGCTCACTTCGGCGGACTGCGTGGCGCATCCCAAGCAGTCAACGCGCTGAGCGTTGATGGTTGCGCGGTTATCATCGCCGGCGGCGCTGGTTTGACTGGCAAGGATGCCGAGCCGATCGCCGAGAAGGTATGGCAGGCGGGTGTCCTCGACGTGTCCATCAAGCTCAACGCTTACTTGGTCGCGCTGTACAACCCCAAGGGGAAAGACGCGGGAAAGTATCAGCCGGGGAAGGCGTAAGTGCTGTCGAGGATGGCAGCTACGTTGACCGGCTCTACGCGGTGGCCACCGGCTGGCTTGGATGGCCGCCTGATTTGGCTTGGCGAACACCGCTCCCAGAATTGTTCCTGGCCATGGACGCCAGAATCGAATGGGCCCAAATGACCAATCCGTTTGGCGGCAAGGCAGCCGGGCCGAAGGAAAAGCCAAAACCTTCCACAGTAGCGGCCAAGTTAAGGCAGGCGCTTACAGGTCGTAAGGCTAACTGAGATCGACAATTGCAGATGGGCAGTGCCTTTTCATAATCCTGTAAAGTGATTTCCTTTTTTTTGAGGGAAGGGAAATGCGACCAAGGATTAGTTTTGGTTTGTCGGCAATGGTGTTGGCCTTTGGTGTTAATGCCGCTGACGATGCAAAAAATGTAGATGCAAACAAACTTTTTCTGACGCTTAGAACCATACAAAAAATTGATCTTTCATTTCGCGCAGCTGAGTCTTGTCGAATGCGCTCCAACATAACGGCTGAACTTGCAAGGCAGCGAGACGCAGGAAAGACTTTGGCCGAGGTGCTTAACAAGCTGCAAGGCTCAAATGATTCTCAGGCTGATGCAGGTAGGGTGTTTGCATCAAGTGAATCGCCAAACAAACTTTCTGACCAGATTTACAAGGAGTGCGAGCTAACCGCGAGAAAAAAAGTTCTCGAAGATGTCCAGATGTAGTTACCAGAATTGATATGACCCGCTTCGGCGGGTTTTTTTTGCCCGGAGAAAAGCATGGCAGACACCGACGTTCAGGGAATGCTGATCCGCATCGAGGCGACCACTGCTCAGCTACGCCAGGAAATGGCGCGTGCGGATTCCAGCGTTGCCCAAGCGTCAGGAAAAATCGACAGGAGCCTGTCTCGCGTTGATGAGGCGTTCGACCGTGCCGGGGATAGCGCTCAGGGCGCCGCCGGGTTGATCAAAGGCGCACTGGCTGCGGCCGTCGGCGCGGCCTCAATCAGCAAGATTATTGAAACGGCTGACTCCTACGGCCAGATGTCCGACCGGATTGGCATGGCCACCAGCAGTGTTGGCGAATATGACTTGGTTCAACAGCGCCTACTGGACACGGCCAAGCGTACCTACCGCCCGCTAGCAGAAGCTCAAGAACTGTACATCCGGACGTCGGACAGCCTCAAGTCCATGGGCTACAACACCAGCCAGGCGCTGGATGTGATGGACAGTTTCAGCTTTCTGCTGGTTACCAACTCGGCCACCGCCGATAAGGCCAGTGCGGCGATCGACGCCTACTCGAAGGCGCTACAGACCGGCAAGGTCGAGGCCGATGGATGGCAGTCAATCCTTGCGGCAATGCCGACAGTAGTCGACACCATCGCCAAATCAACCGGTAAGACCGCCGAAGAGATCCGTAGCCTGGGTGCTCAAGGTAAGCTTAGTCTTGACGTTCTAACCGAGGGCCTGCAAAAGTCGGCGTTAGCGAACGGCGTCTTGGCGGACAGCATGAGCATTGCAGTCCGTGATGCAATGCAAAACTTGTCTAATTCCTTCAGCGTGTATGTCGGCCGCCTGAACGAAAGCGCTGACTTCACCGGAACCCTCGGAAAGGCTATCAGCGTTGTAGGGGATAATTTCGAAACCCTGGCGGACGTCGCAATCATGGCCGCCGTGGCCGCTCTTTCGCGCTACGGCGCAGTCGCTGCTACTTCGGCTGCCACCGCTGCATATTCGGCTTACAAGGATGTGGCAGCGAGAAAGGCACAGGCAACTGCCGTCTTGCTGGTGGCGCAGGCGGAACAGCAAAAAGCTCAGACCTCGGTATTTCTCGCAGAGAAAGAAGCCATTGCTGCCCGCGGTACTGCTGTCCAAACGCAGATGTCACTTCAACTTGCCGAGGCTCGCTTGGCCGAGACGCGGGCTACCAACGCGGTAGCGGCCGCTCAGGTTGGCGTGAGTCGTGCTGGCGTTGGTATCGTCGGAATGTTGGGCGGTCCAGTGGGCGTTGCGGCGCTGGCCATCGGCGCCGCTACTGCATTCCTCGTGCTTCGCGATAACACCAGCGTTCTTGAGGAAAAACTGGGTGATCTGAGCGACCCGCTCGACAAGCTGACTGAGCGCTTCAACAAGCTCAATCGGGCGACTCAATCCGTCACACTTCGCGAGCTTCGCGCGTCGATCGCGGATACTGAAAGTGACTTGGCTGGGGCAGCAGGGTCGATAGCATTTGAGTTTCAAGCTAGCCTCACAAACGCCGGCTTGGCCGGTGCTTCGGGATTCATGGCGGGCATTGCTCCGTTGCCGGCTGAATTTCAGTCCGCTATGGATATCGTCAACAAGGCGGTGTCGGATGCCGCCAATGGTCAGACGGTTGACTGGAAGGCCGTTGCAGACCAGGTTCGACAGATCCCAGGTGTCACCGAAGAAATGGCCCAGGCCATCGAAACGGGCCAGATCAAGGTATCTGACCTTTCTGCGGTGCTTGAAAAGCAAAAGGAAACGCTCGCCCTGCTTACCGGGGAGACGGAAGCAAATACCCAGGCCCAAGGTGCAAACAATGCAGCGAAGGCTGCGGCCGCCGAAGTGGGTCAGAAGTACCTTGAGCAGTTGCAGAAGCAACTCGGCGCCGCTCAGGACAAAACCAGCCTGGCCGCTGCAAACCGATTCATTGAGGAGAACACTGACCTCACTGAAGGCATGATTGTCGCGATCCGTTCGGCAGCGGCCGCCAAAGACGCCCAGAAAGCGGCGGATGATGCCGCAGCCAAGGCGACAAAAAAGAACACCAGCACCACCGAGTCGGCCGCCAAGCAGCAGCTGAAGTCGTTTGAGTCGACGGAGGAAAGCTACAAACGGCAGATCGAACTCATCAACACCACGGGCGACAAGCAGAAAGACGCCACGGAGGTGATGAAGCTGTCGTTCGAGCTGCAGGAAGGCAAGCTCGGTAAATTGAGTGAGGCGCAGAAAAAGCGGCTCATGGGCATGGCCGCTGAGTTGGATGCGCTGAACAAGCTCAAGAAGGCCAACGAGGACGACTTGAAGCTGACCGCCTTCAAGAATGCCCAAGGCGTCGGTACCCAGACAATGAAGGATGGGTTCGACCAGGAGTTGTCGGGCATCGGTCTGGGTCAAAAGGCTCGCGACCGTATGCGCGCTGACCTGGCCCTGCAGCAAAAGTATGCGGCCGATGTGGCCAGCCTAAACGAGCAGTACCAGGCCAAGAACATCAGCCCCGAACTCTACAGGGATGAAACTACAGCGCTCGAAGAGGCCCTGGCCGAACGCCTCATTGCGCAAGAGTTGTATTACCAGCAGGTCGATGAATACCAATCGAACTGGATGAATGGCGTCAACGAAGCCTGGGCCAACTATGCCGATGCTGCTCAGAACTCTTCCGCGATAGCCGCTGACTTCACTGCCGGGGCCTTGGGTAGTGCGACCAGCGAGCTGGGCGATTTCTTCTCTAACGTGGCCAGCGGTGCCGAGAGTGCAGAAGACGCCTTGGGCGACATGGTAGGCAACTTCGCGCGATCAATGCTCAATGCCTTGAGCGACATGGCTGCACAGTGGTTGATTTATCAGGGCGTACAGCTGTTGGTAGGCAAGACCACTCAGGCCAGCGCGGCCGGGGCCCTGGGTGCCAATGCCATGGCAATGTCATTGCAGGCCGGCCTCAATGCCTACGCGTCAACGGCCGCTATCCCTGTGTTTGGTCCTGCACTCGCGCCGGCTGCAATGGCTACCGCTCTCACCGTTACCGGGCCGCTGGCCTCGGCCGTGGGCATGACCGCGATGTCCGGGGTTGGCTTTATGGCCGGTGGCTACACCGGTAATGGGCGTCGGGATGAGATCGCTGGGCCCGTTCACCGCGGGGAGTACGTGTTTGATGCCGAGGCTACTGCGCGCATTGGCGTCGGCACGCTCGAAGCCATGAGCAACGGCCGCGCCGGATTCGTTGGTACCACTTCAGCCCAACCCGGGCCAGGTGCCGACTCAGGCTCGGCTTCCGCCGGCCCGTCGCCGAAGCTCAACGTCCAGGTTCTCAATTATGGCAATGACAAGGTGAGCACGCGTATGGATGGCGACCAGCTCAAGGTAATCATTGCGGCGGTTGATGACCATGTCTCGGCCGGATTCCGGACGGGGCAGGGCAAGATCGCCAAGACCTATGAATCAACCTATGCCAGCAGGAGGGTTGGCCGATGAGTGCACTGGAAGCGCTGTACGCGTCGGGCGGTAAGGCGGCAATCATTCCGACGCTTGAGCTGTTCTGCACGCCATGGGCGGCGCCGCTCTACATCTGTCAGGGCTTCGATGACATCACGGCCAAGACCGAGGCGGGATTGACCAGGACGTTTGTTGCCGCGGGGATCGATGTCGCGTTACCGAAACGCGACAACAGTGGTAGCCAGGCGCTGACGTTTGCCATCGACAACGTCACCGGCGTGGCGCAGCAACTGATCGATCAGGCGCTGGAGGCCAGGGCGAAAATCGGGATGGTGTTTCGCATCTTTATTTCGACCGACCTTACAGCGCCGGCCGAGGCACCCTATCGCATGACGGTGCTGGGTGGGTCCATGGAAGGTTCCACCGTCCAACTGCAGGCAGGTTACTTCGACCTGATCAATCTGGCCTGGCCTCGACGCAAATACACCTTGGCCTTCGCGCCCTGTCTTAGGTACATCTAAATGTTTGACCAATACCTGAACGCTTCCTACGAGGATGGCGGGCGAGGCCCTGCGCGGCTGGATTGCTGGGGGCTCGCTCGGCTTGTTCGGCACGAGGTTTATGGGCTGCCGCTACTCCCCAGTTGGGGTTATGTGCGCAATACCATGCCCAAGGAGTTCACCAAGGCAGTGAACGAAGGTGCTGCCGCCATGGAGCGGTGTGCACCAGAAGCCGGGGCCATTGCCTGCGTGTGGCGCGGGCTGATCTGCATACACGTCGCGGTGATCGTCGAAGTGGATGGTCGGCTTCATGGAATGGAAATGAAGCCAGCCGGCGCCACGATCAAGCCGTTGCGCAAATTCCGAGACCAATATCTGACAGTGAGTTATCACCGTGATCGAACTGTACCCGAGCAAACTGGAGGGCGAGCCTCTGGAGCGGCACGTGACCGACCGGGTCATGACCATCGAGAGCTGGCTGATCAGCAACGTACCCAGCTACCAAGTTCGCGAGTCGCCGCCGATCAGCATTGAAGTCAACGAATTGTTTATTGATCCGGCAAGCTGGGCAACGGTTGAATTCGGTCCTGGTGACCTGGTCCGGATTTATCCCGAACCCAAGGGCACTGGATTGGAAATCGCGGCCTGGGCTGTGGTAGCGGCAATCGTTGCCGTCGGCGTGATCATGCTCACGCAGAAGCCGCTGGTCACGCCGAGTTCGACCAACAATGCCCGCGGCAAGGGACTCGATCTGGCGAAAACCACCGGCAACCAGGTCAAGCTGGGCGATGTGATCCGCGAGTGCGCCGGCGAGAACGAAATTTTCCCGGACTACTTGACGCCGACGCGTCGTTATTTCGGTACCGACCCCAAGGTGCAGTGGGTTGAAATGCTGTTGTGCATCGGAGTGGGGGAGTTCGAGATTTCGCCCGGCCAAGTCCGCATCGGTGGTACGCCGATCGCCTCGCTGGGCAACACAGCCAGCTACACCATTTATGGTCCGGGTGAGTCGGTTGCGGCTGAGGCGGCTCGACTGTGGTGGCATAGTTCGGAGGAGGTCGGATCGACGTCGACCGGCAGCGCCGGGTTGACGCTGACCACAACAAACAACATTGAGCAGCAACTGGCTGTACCTACTGTGCAGTTCAGTGAGTATGTGGTTTCGGTACCGGTATCTGCCGGTTGGTTCCCGATCGGCTGGACTGCCGGCCTGATCGCGCGCATCGAGGTCATGTACCCCTACGTCTTCACTGCGCCGGCAGACGGTAGTGCCACGGTGATCAGCGGCGACTATGTGCCGATGATCGATCCCTTCATCGGGATGAAAATCGAAATCACTGGGGCCAACGCTGGTGAGTATGTCGTGGCGAGCTTTTCACCGTACGTGCCGGGTGTCCCGGCGGTCGCCGGCAGTGCGTCGAGGGTCACGGGTAATGTGGCCCCGGCTCGGTTTGACTTCGACGTCACACCGCTAACCTTCACAGTGACGCGAGGGTTCAGTACGTACACCGTCACGTTGAACACGGCGACGACCGACCTGGCCGGGCTGGTCACGGCGGTAAATGCCAAGCTGACAAGCACCGGGCTTGTGGCCAGCGCATCCACCAACTTTCTGCGCATTGCCGAATCGGCCTCACCTTATAGCGGTGTGGCGTTGAGTCTGGGCGGCAGCACGCAGCCGCTCTTTGGCTCGGTGCCGGTGTTCGTCACCGGAGTGAAAACCGTGGCAGCAGCGGACGCGATCTCGGCCAAGATGACGCTGGCCTACGACGGCGGTGCCGCAGCTGTCGGGCTTCAGACCGGCGTCCTCTGGTCGTGCATTGGCTATCGAGATCTTCGGTATAGGATTGCTTCTGTATCGAGTGACTCAGTTGATGACGATGAAGGCACCGAGGGCGTCGATGAAAGTCACGGCCCTTCGGCTATCACAGTCATTCGACTGACCGACACTGGCGCTGAGGACGAGAGCTGGACTGGGTTTGTCGACATCGAGAGCAACACTGCACGTATCACCTTGGATGGCTCAACGACCGAGGGAGATTGGGCCGGCCCATTTGCTGTCTGCCCCAAAGGCGAGGTTGTTCGGCGGTTCGAGGTCGACTTTTTCTTCCCTCAGGGATTGGTCCGATACACAGAAAAGAACGGCAATACCCGCTCACATTGGGCGCGGGTCGAAGTTCAGTATCGCGATATTGAAACGGCCGGTGCCTGGATCAGCGTGTCTTACAAATTTGAAGCGATGAGTCCGGATCAGCAGGGCTACACCCGAAGCATCCAAGCTGCCACCTACATCCGGCCTGAAGTTCGAATTCGTCGGATCGGGGAGGAGTCCCCGGAAAACTTCAAATTCAACCGCGTGCAGTGGTATGGCTTGCGCGGTCGTATCGACAAGGCGCCGACGAGGTACGAGGGCTGCTCAGTCATGGCGCTGTATGTGCGCGGTGGCGACAAGTTATCTGCGCAATCGCAAAGTCAGGTGTCTGTGGTCGGCACACGCAAGTTGCCGGTACTCATAGACGGCCAATGGAGCGCCCCGGTTGCAACCCGCGACATCGTGCCCTGGGTGAACTATGTGATGAAGTCCGCCGGCGGAAACGACAGCGATCTCGACCTTGATGAGTTTGCGCGTTACGGGGCGATCTGGTCACCGCGTGGTGACTACTTTGACTACAAGGTCGAGGATGACAGCACGGTCAAAGAGTGTCTGAACGACGCCTTGCTTGCTGGTTTTGCGGAGTTCACTGTCGAGCGCGGCCGTGTCACGCCGGTCAGGGATGAGCCGCGGGCAGTGTTCGAACAGATGTACACGCCGCAGAACATGACCGGTCCGCTGCGCCGCAATTTCACATTGCCGGCGCCGGACGACTACGACGGAGTTGAGGTCAAGTACATCGATGCGGTTACTCGCGCAGAAGAAGTCGTCGACTGCAGCTTGCCCGGCGATGCCAAACAAACGGTGCAGACCATGACGGTGAAGGGGGTGACCAATCGCGACAAGGCTTGGCGCATCGGTCGGCGCCGACGGCGTGCTCAGGTTTACCAGAACAAGAGTTACAGCTGGGGAACGGAGTACTCGGCGTTAAACAGCGGCTACCTCAGTTACTGCGCCGTGGCCGATGACATTCCGGGCTACGGGCAGAGCGCGGTTCTGGTCGGGCTAACGGCCGGCAACGGCCTGGTGCTGCTGGAAAGCTCCGAACCGCTGACCTGGAAGGATGGTGCCTCCCACGTGGTTGGGCTGCGTCGCCCGGACGGTACCGTCAGCGGACCCTGGGCGGCCAAGCGAGTCGATGACTTCCGCCTGACGGTGCCGGAGCTGGATTTCAGTCCCAATTTGTCCTGGGAAATCGAGCCACCACACCTGCTGTTCGGCGAGGCTACTCGCTGGTGTTATCCAGTGCTGATCACCTCGATTCAGCCCGGCGATTACTCGGCAGATGTTGAGGCCGTTAACTACGACGTGCGTGTCTACGCAGACGACAACAACTTTGCCCCCAACTAAGGACCGCGGAACATGCTTTCATTCCCGGATGATCTTCCGCTACCGGTGGGGGAGGGTTACGGCTTTAAGCCTGTCAGCCCAATAGTTCGAACGACGATGGCGAGCGGCAGATCAATGCAGCGTCGGCGGTTTCTCAGCGTTCCAACGATTCTGCCAGTCAGCTGGCTGTTGACGGCAGATGAATCAAAACTCTTCGAGGGATGGTGCAAATGGGGTATTGGTTGGGCGGACTGGTTCCTCTGCCCGATCAAATCCCCTCTCGGGCTGAAGCCAACCCGCGCAAGATTTACCGATATCTACGAGGGGCCAGAGTTCGTTGCTGACAACTTGTGGCGCTACACCGCCACGCTTGAGCTGTTCGAGCTTCCAATCCTCAACGAAGCCGAGCTCACCGATCTACTGGCTGGCATGGACATCGCTGTCATGAGTGCTCAGTTACGTAGCCTTCTGGAACGCTGGTACACCAAGTCCTGGCCTGGCGCGGCATAACCGCTCAACTCGCTGATCACTTTTCAATTCTACAGCCCACCACTGAGTGGGCTTTTTTTCGCCTGGAGTAAATATGAGCGGACCTTCGGAGATTGCGCGACTGACGGCGACGATCGATACAACGGATGAGCTGTTGCTGAGTCCTGAAATCAAAATGGTTGAGGTTGCCCCAGGAGTGTGGCGCCCGACTAACGCCATGGTAATGGCTAATTTATCGACGCTACTCGGCGGCGCAATGCCCTACACCTCGGTCGCATTAGGCCTGCTCGGGACGGCGGACGGTACCAACTTCAGCGTGCTGTCCAGTGCCCAGGATGAGTACGTCAACGTTTATCGGAATGTGGGCGGCTCAGCGTTATTCGTCGACAGCTACCCAAATGCGAAAGCCACACAGCGGGCTAGCGAGCTGGCTGAAACTGCATATGGGTTGTCTAATCCGAGGTCGCTGGACCCGGAAATGCCGTGGGGCATCACCGACAAGAACCTGCAGCCAATCCTCGGGGTTAAAGGGAACGGTACGGTTCACGCGATCCTCGATGGAGTGCCTGGCCTGGCGATGCTGGGCGACTATCGTTGGGTGCTGCCGGACAGCAACGGGGTAGTCCTCATTGGTGTCAAGTGGAGCGGTGAGGTGGTGATTTTTGGCCTCGACAATGGCCCTGCTACTTCCTTTGTCGACGGCCCTGTCGGCGGCCGGGATGTTTGGGTGCTCGTTGACGGCGTTCCCTACCAGATCACGTCGAGTGGTGATAATTTCTCGCCGCGGGTTTCCAGCGGTCGACTCAGCTACATCCGCCGCAATGGTCCGGTGACCACTGTGAGTGTGGATGTGCCAAGCCCGGGCAGCGTGGCCGGGTTCGTCACCGTCATTCTGCACATCGTCAGTTCTGGGCAGTCGCTATCGATGGGGGCAACAGCCGCGGCAACTACACTGCAGCCGCCTACGGCCAACCGCCTGCTGACTCTTCAGGACGGGGTTCGCCTGACGAACCAGGACGACACGCTCACTGCGGCGATGGTGGCGCCGTTTAAGCCGATGGTGGCCAAGAGCACCGAAGTGCCCGCTGTTCAGCTGGCCGCGCAGCTCAATCGAAATCGTGGATTACCGAGCAACGCCGCGCTGCTAACCAGTTGCCACGGGCGCGGCGGGTACGCGATTTCCGCGTTGAGCAAGGGCACCTTGCCCTATGCCAACTTGATCACGGCGGTGGCCAATGCCAAGGCCGAGGCAACTCGCCTTGGGGTGGGTTATCGGGTTCCATTCGTTGACTGGATCCAAGGCGAGAACGATGCAAACCGGGCTGCCGGCGTCTACCTGGCAGCGCTGCTCCAGCTGCAGACCGATTACGACGCGGATATCCGCAGCATCGGCGGACAGCCAGAGACCGTACCGCTGCTGCTCGATCAGATCAGCAACTGGACAATGTACAGCACGCCGACCAGCTTCGTGCCACTGGAGCAGCTGCAGGCGGCGCTGACCTATCCGACCCGCTTCTACTGCGCGGGGCCGAAGTACTGGCTGCAGACCAATACCGACGGCATTCACTTGGCTGCGGAGAACTCCATGCGCCTTGGAGTCATGCATGAGCGCCCAGCCAAGGCGGCCATCGCTGGTGTTTCCTGGAAGCCAACCCATGTGCTATCCGCTTCAAGATTGGGCGCCGTGGTAACGCTGCGCTTCCATACCCCCTGCGGCCCGCTAACTATCGACACCGTGAATGTTACGGACCCAGGAAATCTCGGCATCCGCTACGTGGACGACTCCGGTGTTGCGACTATTCAAAGTGTTCGCCTCCTCGGCAACAACACGGTCGAGGTCACGCTGAGCGCTGTTCCTGCCGGCACCAATCCTTACATCGGAATTGCCGACATTGGAACAGTGGGCGCCGCTGGCGGCCCGGTTACAGGCCCACGCGCGTGCCTACGCGACAGTGACGCTCATCTCGATGCTTACAGCCAGCCTGTTTACAACTGGGCATGCCACCAGCGCATCAACGTTCTGCCAGTCTGATCATCAACTTAGCAAGGAAAACCAATATGTACGGACAAATGGTTGTGCTTGACGGTGTCACAGCTGCAGCTGCAGCGGGCGCTCCCCGAATCAACATGAATGCCCCTGACATCATCGCGACCAAAATCACCACCCTCAAGCACGCAGTGGGTGCTCGCTCGATCTCAGCTGCTCCGGCTGGAGGGGTTTCCGGACGTTGCCGCTGGACTGGGGCGCCGCTGGTTCCGAAGGGTAGTGCAGCCGTCAACCTGGCTGTGACCGAGATTGCGGGGCGCCTGGGCCTGGGCATTAACGGATCAGGCTCGGCGGGGCTGGCGCTCCCGGCCGGAAGCCTCACCAGCTCGTTCACGCTGGTCGCGGCGGTGAACCTCAATGCCGCGGACGCCGCGGGCAACTACCCGGTCAACTTCCTCTCCGGGTTCGACCCATCCGATGTGTACATCAGCGGTCTGTTGCGGGCCTATGGTGCCGCTTCATCGGTATTCCCGAGCAAGATTGGTAGCAACACCGGAATCAATGGCACCTGGTCGTTTGCGAACTCGCCAGCGGCCGGCTGGGCAATTGTGGTCATCGACTACAACAACGCGACCCGCACCATGTCGGTTGGCGTGAACCAGGCCGCCACCTTTACCGCCGCGACCATGCCGGCCAACTATGCGCCGGCGGCAGGCTCGTATGTTGAGGTTGGCTACCATATCGACGCCTCGAGCATTCGGAACTCGAAGCTGGGTGACCTTTACACCTTCAGCGATTCGCTGCTGAAGACGGATCTGGGGAAGTCTCAGTTGTCGGAGCTGGTTGCGGCACTGAAGACCTATTACGCGATCGCCTGATCTCGACGTGATTCCCCGCGCCCGCACCTGCGGGCTTTTTTTCGCCTGGAGAAAAGCAATGGCAAGACTTTCAGAGAGCAGAGCGGGCAGCCGCAACGCGCTCGCCTACCTCGATATGCTGGCCTGGGCAGAAGGCACCAGCAATCACCCGGCCACGGCCATGGATGGCTACGACGTGATCGTCACCGGCATCGATAGAAAGTCGGAGGTGTTCAAGGACTTCACCGATCACCCCTTCGCCAAGGGCCGCAAGTCCAAGGCCATCAACAGTAAGGGCCTGACTTCGAACGCCTCCGGCCGGTACCAGCAGATGCTCAAGGATTGGCCGCATTACCAAGCACTGCTCAAGCTGCCAGACTTCAGTCCGATCAGCCAGGATCTGTTGGCCCTGCAGCACGTCCGCGAATGCCGGGCGTTGCCGGATGTGCACGCCGGTCGGATTGAAACCGCTATCAAGAAGTGCCAGGGCATCTGGGCCAGCCTGCCTGGTGCCGGGTATGGCCAGCGCGAGCACCGCATCGAGGACTTGATCAAACAGTTTCGCCTGGCAGGCGGAACGCTTTCGTAGGGAGTGGCAATGGAGTCATTTACCGCGCCTCTGGATATTCGCTACGACGCGCAAGCCAGTAAGACCCTAGGTGCCGATCATTGGCGAGTCATCACGCCATTCCGATACTACCTGGGTGACAAGTACAGCGAGCAGTGGGTCACCGTCCCGGCCGGCTATCTCACTGACGGGGCCAGCGTTCCGCAGCTGGTGTGGAATCTGATTCCGCCATGGGGGAGCTACGGGCAGGCGGCCGTTGTGCACGACCTGCTATGCGATTACCTGGCGATCGTGGTTGCGGGCGAGCTGGTGAGCATCACGCGTGAACGCTGCGACGAGATCCTCTATGAATCCATGGGTGTACTTGGGGTGCCGGAGTGGAAGCGCTGGGCCATCTATCAGGGCGTCAGCGCATATAGAAAGGTGGCCCACATTGACAAGCCTTCAACCATCCCGTTGAAGCGAAAGCTAGAGGCAGCCTGGCCGCCTTTGCTGAAGTGAAAAAGAGCGACCGAGTTGGGTGCGTCAACATCCAGTCCGGTCGCCGTCCCCGCAGATTGTCCCTGCAAGTCCAGCCAAGGCTCTTGCTCCGTGCACAAAGCGCGGCGAGCCTAGCACCTGTTTATATATACAGTAAAGGTCTTGCCCT